GCTGGCGAACGTGCGGAACTCAGAGGCGTCAATGCGGATGCTCACTGGATGCCTCCGGTTTGCTCATCGCACAGCAGGCGCTGCATGGACTGGTAGGTCTTGTCATGGGTGCCGGCCACCCGGAACACCCGCTCGGGCTTACCTTCGGTGATCCTGGTGATGAAGTCGCCCACCTCAAACGGACCCTCACCCACCGGGATGTGGATGCTGTACCGCTGCTCCACCGCAGTCCCCCCGGCCACCTCATGCTGAGACTCGTGCGGCTCATAGGTTTGAATCTTGCCCTTGCCGACATATACCGGCGGGTCGAGCAGTTCGGGTACGGCGTTGCCGTACTCATCAGAAGTCGTCCCGATCACCCGGTCAACGCGCAGGGTTTCGATGGCGTGCGCCTGGGTGCGCCGCTGCGCCCTGCGAGTGATGCCCCGTGCGCTCATGACCGGGCAATCACGGTGCCGGAGTGGGCGCCGAACCTGCGGCGCAGCATCTGCGCGGTACGGGGCGGCAGTTCCATCGCGGACACGGTGCCGTCCTGGCCCTGCTGGTAGCCCACCCGGTAGTCGTCAATCGACTCATACGCCAGGTTCGACTTGGCTTCGAAGTCCTCCTGGACCATGTTCAGCCCGGCCGCAGCCAGTAGGCACACGAGGTTCACGATGTCTGCGGGCACCTTGTCCCTGCCGTGCTCATAAGTCACGGTGACTTCGGATGGGATGCCGGAGCGCTGCCAGTGGGTACGCCGCCACAGGGAGTTGCCGCGCAGTGCCCAGTCATCGACCGGTTCGCCGTCGAGGAGTACTTCGGTGACGGCGCGGACCGGCCCGCCTGGCAGGCGCAGCACCCTGCCCGGTTGGGTAACGAGGCGAACGGTGGAGGTGCGGCGAAGGATCGGTGACCCCGCGGCGGACGTGACTGCATCGGAGGCAACCCGCAGCATGGCCTCAGCAGCCTCGACGGATTCGTACTCGACGTTGCGGATGTCGAGATCTTCAATGGTCGCCAGCACCAGCCCACCTCCCTCTCAGTGCATGTGCGGCGGCACGACAGGGGCGCCCCGAAGAGCGCCCCTGTCGTCTGGGGTCAGGAGCCTTCGCCGCCAGTGACCTCGACATCGACCCGCGCCACGTTGGTCGGGCGGGTCACCTTCGCGCCGTAGACGTGCAGCCCACGGATACCGTCACCGAACTGGTGCTCCAGCCGCAAGGCCTCGGTCTGCAGGATCTGCTCGGCGTAGGTGGTCGCGATGGAGTGCCCGGCCAGGAGGGTGAACGTGCCGTCCACCTCGGGGGCAGTGTTGGCCTCGATCACATCGAAGCCAGCAGCCCGTCCCACCTGACCGTTGCGCAGCCCCTCGGTGGTGCCGGAAGCATCCAGCCGGATGAACCGGTCATCGGAGAGCAACTGGGCGTAGAACTCCGGCGGCACCACCACATACCGGCCATCGACCGGGGTGTTGGTGCGAGTCAGGCGGGTGCGCAGGTCCACCAGGGTGGAGTACGCCTGGCCGGGGGTGGCGATCTCGCGAGCGTCCAGGACGTTCGCGCTGTCCACGCCATCGGCGATCTCTCCGGCGACGAACTGGTCCGCGACGGCAGCCAGGTTGTAGGACGCGCCCGTTGCGGACTCCTCCACAAAGCCGGGCAGCGCCTGGCGGCGGTCCACGTCATCGACGGTGAACGCGAAGTACTTTTCCTGGTCGATCACCAGGGTCTGCTGGTCAGAGTCCAGGTTCTCCCAGGTGATATCGGTGTTGCGCTGATAGTCACGCACACCGGGGTCACCGAAACTGGTGATGTGCACGGTGTCACCGGCGCGGGCTATGTCGCCCTCGTAGTTCCGGTTGACCACGCCCGGTTGGGCGAATACGAGGCGGTCGTTCAGCGCGCTCAGGATCGCGGCTGACCACACCTCGGGAATGAAGTTGGCGATAGCCATTCTGATCCCTCCTCAAGGGGTCTATTTGTTGATGCCGAGGAGGGCGTTTAGCCGGCCCTCGGCGCGTGCGGCGTTGATCTCATCCGGAGTCATCTGCTCCAGTTGAGCCCTCGTAACCTGGCCCGCCTTCTCTTGGCGGTGGGAACCAGGCGATTCGAAGGTGGTGGTGCCGCCTTGCGCGGCGAGGTAGGGCCTGTCTTCCAACAGCGCCCCGATTGCGGCCTCAATGGCCTGTGCGTCCACTTGACCGTCGTCGCTCACTTCGAACTCCGACAGGTCCAGGAACGCGAGCGCGTCAGCCTCGTTGGCGAGCCGGCCTTTCGCCGCTGCCCTGACTTCCGCGTTCAAGATTCGTTGGTTGGCGGCGGCAATGGCTTCGTCCTTGACCGCCTGCTCTTTCTGCGCCTGGGCGAACTCAGCCTCTCGGCCGTCGATCTTCGCCTGCAGTTCTTCGATCTGCTGTTTCAGCGCGCCGGCGTCGCCCTTGGCCTTGCGCTCCCAGTCTTTGCGGACCTTCCGCTCGGCCTCGAACTTCGCCTTCCAGTCCACCTCTTCCGAGTTGCCCTTGTCGGCGCCCTGGTCGTCGGTGGTGGCCTGTTGCTGTTGCTGAGCATCGTCAGCGCCAGCGTCCCCCTGAGTCACGTCCCCGGCCTGTTGTGCGGCCTGCTGGGTGGCGGCGGTGCTATCAGACATGCGTAATCCCTTTCGGATCAATGCGGCCCCGGCGCCCTTGCGGCATCCGGGGTGGTCAGAGGATGTACCCGTGCTGGGTAAGCAGTTGGATCAGGTGGTCCTGGTCGCGGGCCATGGGAATGATCGACTCGGGCATCAGCCGCTCAAACTGCCGCCGTCCGGTGCGGTCGGCATACGCCCGGCCCCGGAACGACGTGCCCTCCCAGGTGATCCGCTCACCACCACGGAACCGCGTCTCGGCGGCCCGCATGCCTGCGTCCACCATGGGTCGCCAGTCGCGGTTGTAACCCGGCTGAGCCACCTGCATCCCTCGGCGGGCGTTGACCACCTGCGCAGGGTCGGCCCCGGCGCGGATCGCCTCAGCACCGGCCTTGGTGAAAATGTCTTCCTGGGAGTACAGCCCTCGGGCGCGCCGCTCAGCGTGCGTCAGGTTCGGGTACTCTTCGGCCAGTTCGGCCGCGCTGGGTAACGAGTCGAAGTACGCCTTCGGGTCGGCCTGCCAGTTCCCCACTATCGCTTCGCTGGCCGGGATGTGGGTGCATCGGCAGCGCGGGTGACGGTCGAACCCTTCGTTGCGACGGTAGTGCCTGCCGGCGAGGATCGCGCACCGTGAGCACGCTCCCGGTTCAACCATCCGCACGTACCCGGTGACCTCCGGGCGGATCGCCATCTGCAGCGCTTCCATCTGCCTAGCGGTGTCAGCCACCACCGTGGTCATCGCAGACACCAGGAACGCCTCAGCCCGCCTCAGTGCCGCCTGCGGTGACAGCCCACGGCCAACCGCTTGGCGTGCTTCAACGACTGCCTGATCGAACAGTGTCACCACCGGGCGGCCGTCCCCAGCAGTACCAACCAGCGGGGCGCGGGCCGGAGTCGCGATCATCGGCGCGGATTGACCCGTCTGAGACAGCACCCGCTCGAAGTACGGCTCCACCATGTCCGATACGGCCACTTGCGCCCGCGCTGCGGTGTCCTCCAGCAGTGGACGAACGACGGCGTAGGATGCGGCGAACTCCGTCCCCATGCGGGACCACGCCCTGCCAGTGGCACGCTCGGCGCGGTTGATCTCGCGCAGAACGCGGTCTTGGTAGCCCCTAGCCGCCTGCGGTGTCGTCTGCGCCGCCACCGGAACCGGCCCCAATCATCGCGGGGTAGCCGCCGTACAGTTCCTGCTGCTCCTGGGCGATCATGTCCATCACCCGGTCAACATCGTTCGGTCCCAGCCCGTACTCTTCGGCGATCCACCGGATCGGGAACCCGATGTCCCGCATCTTCTGCAGCCCGTCCATCAACTGCTCTTCGGACCGATACTGCGGCTTAGCCCACATCGGCCTGCCACCGTTGACGATCTGCTCAGCCAACTGAGCCTTGCCCTCGGCGACAGCGACCAACCGGTTGATCTCCCGCACCGCGGGCGTGGCGTAGCCGATGCGCTCGTTGGTCTTGGACACCAGGCCCGCCTCGGCCAACTGGTACCCAGCGGCCGGGATGTTCGAACCGCCCTCCACCAGGTAGTGCGATGGGGTGCGGGTCTGTGCGGCGATGTGCTGCTTGCCCAGTTCGACCACCTCAACGAACGCGGTCGGACTGGCGGCAGTCCACTCGGCAATCTGCGCACCCTCGCCGAGGAACATGATCCGTTCCTTGATCAGCCGGTCCAACTCAACCGGGCGGTCGCCTATCTCCTCCCCGGTTTCCTCATCCAGAATCGGCTCAGTCGGGGAGTCGGCCATCGCTACCCGCTGCGGCAGCGTCGCATAGTCCAGGGCGTTGAGCATGTACGCCCACACCAGGTTGATCGTGTCCTGGATCGACCGCACAACCTCAATATCCGAGGCAGGGTCGTTGTCAAGAAGTTGAGAGTTGCGGAACTCCACCAACGGCACCGCACCGAGCGGGTTCTTCCGCGGGTCACCATTCAACTGCCACTCACGGGCATCAGGGGCAACCCTGCGCTCACCACCCACCACAGCCAGTTTCGGGCGCCGTAACCGCGTCACGGTCTGCAACCCGGACAGTTCGGCGTACTCGTTCGCGTCGTCCTGCCAGATCACCAACCCGGCCCGGCGCTGACGGGTGATCGGGTCGTAATCCACAATGGCCGAATCGGGGTGCTCAAACGTGATACGCGCCCGCTCACCCTCCACCGGGGACACCAGTGCGAACGACCGGCGAGCCACCACCATCATCAACAGCGCCTCAGACAGGCCCCTGGCGGCGTCGTTCGCCTCCCAGGTGCGCATCAACCCCTCATCGGCACGCTGGGTGTCCGGCAGCCGCATCCCCAAGTAACGCATCCGCTCCACCGGAGCCTGCGCCACCGGGGCACACCAGTTATCCGACAGCCCATCGAACCGCTTAGCGAAGTAGTCCCGGAACTCATCGGACACGAACCGCAACCGGCCCTCAGTCCCCTTGTAATAAGCCACGTCAGTGGCGATATCACCCTGACGGGCACGCAATCGATCCGACAATGAGGTGACGGTCTTCTGAACCTGCTCAGGCAGCAATGCGGTCACCTCCTGCGGCGCGTGTTCGAAGCGGTGTAGATGCGGTTTGATGAGGGCCTGGAACCGGAGGCGATGGCGTCCAAGCGCGCCTGCCACGACAGCCCCCCAGCCATCGCAAGGTCGATCTTCAACGGCGAATCGTGGGACCGTTTCTCCATCACCCACAACGGCTGATCGTCGTCATCCAGCATCCGCGTATACCGGCGCTGGGCGGCCCCTATGTGGGCGGCGAAGTCCGGGTCGCCGGTGTGGGTCACCTCGCCGCCGCGCATCGCAGACTCATACGACCTGCACATCTGCGCCGTCCGGCGAAGGTTGCGGGAGTCGGTGTAGAAGAACAGCACCCGCTTATGGCCGTGTTTGCCGGCAGCCTGGGCGAGCGGGTCATCCCAGCCCATCGCGGGGTCCCCATACACCCGCGCTACCCGGTAGTCCTTGAAAGCCTGGTCCCACACGGCCATGACCTCACCGGGGTCAACCGGGTCGTCCTCACTGGGTACCCACAGCCCGAGGACCTGCTGCAGGCCAGTGTCCAGGTCGGTGGCAACCAGGCCGGTGGTGTCTTTCCACCGGGACCCGTCGAACCCGAGGGAGATGGCGGCGCGGCGGGGGATCTTCGCCCCTTCACGGGCCAGTTCGGCCCACCGGCCAGCGTCGAAGGCTTGCTTCCCGGACTTCACCCACCGGTTCAGCCACACCCGCTCCAGGTACGGCCCATCCGCGTTTGGCCGGTCCCACTTGGACGCGATCTCATCGAACTGCCCCGGACCCCACTCACCAGCCGGCCCCGTGGCTTCCGCAACCGCCTTGATCCGCTCGGCCTTACTGCTCAGGTCGCGCTTCGGGTCATCGTCGGTGCGGTACAGGTAGAACAAATCCGGCCGCTCGATCTTGCCCGCCTGGATCATCAGGGCTTCGTTGTGGATCTGCTCAGCAACTGAACCCTCACCAGGCTCACCAGCAGTGCCCACATACAGCGACCACGGATCATCCAGGGGCCGCTTCGGCAGGTTCGCGTCCATCGTGGAGTGCGCCTGGATCTGGCGCGGCAGAATCAGCCGGTGCGGCTCATCGAAGCAGTTCAGCGTCGTCCTGGCCCCATCGCGAGAGCCGGGAGAGTTCGACAGCGGAACAGCCCGCCCATCGGCCCGCCCGTTCTCGTCAATCCGGATTATCCGCTCCAGCGTGGAGTCGAACAGGTCCGCGTCCGGGCCTTCCTCGACGATGTACTTCAACGCCCCGTAAGCAAGTTCCTCAACCTGCTCCACGGTCACAGCCAGCATCGGAATATACGGGGACCGCACCGGGCGCCCAACCGGCTCACCGTCGGCGTCCCACCCGTCAAACCGGGTCGGCCCCTCCGGGTGCAGTTCAGCGAACGCCAGAAGCGCCATCTTCTCGGTCTTCGCCAACCCCTTACGCACCGACAGCCCGGCCCGCTTGAACCGCCGGCGCCCCTCCCACGGGTGACCCTTCGGATACACCTCAAAGGCGCGGTAGATGAACGCCCGGAACTCCGGGTCTATCCGGTACGGCTCGCCCTGCAGCGAACCCGGCCCGTAAATCGCCCGCTCTTCCAGCAGGTCGCAAACCTGCGGCCCCAGCGTCGGCCACGGCTCCGGGTCCAACCCCGGAACAACAAGCAGCACCTCAGTTCACGGCGTACAAGCCAGCCCGCGGATCGTCCCCACCCGAACGGCGCTTCGGCTTCGGCGCGGCAGTGGACTCGCGACGCTTCCGCCCCTTGTCCTCCACCTCATCCACATGCTGAACCTCAGCACGCAACCGCAACAACGCCAACGGGTTCAACCCCAGCCGGTCCGACAACTGCCGAGCCTCAGCCGCCGCCTTCATGTCCCCCTGCTCGGCGCGGATCTTCCACCGCACATACTGGGCAACCTCACGGGCGGCGTGGGACTCCTCCCACATCACCGCCTGCGGCGTCGCCCACAACTCAGACCACAAGGCGACCTCGGCATCCGCGGCCTGCTCCAACTGCAGCGACAACTGCGTGATCGTCAACTCCAGCCGGTGCATCTCCCGACGCAACCGGCCCCGCTGACGAGCGTCCTCCGACTCATCAATCTGCACCTGCAGCCCAGCAACCCGATCCCGCGCATGCTCCAACTCGGCCG